AAGATTGAAGGATTGAATGCTGATGAAGTTAAACAGTACATTAGATATATAACTGATAGACGTTTGTTACAGTTGGGACTAAAACCAAACTTCAAAGTTAAAGACAACCCTTTACCGTGGTTGGAATGGATTTTGAATGGTGCTGACCATACGAACTTCTTTGAAGGAAGAGTAACAGAATACGAAGTGGCAGGATTGACTGGCACATGGCAACAAGCATATGAGGAGAAATAGATGGCAGAGGTAACTTACGAATTAAATTGCGATTCGTGCGGTAATGAGTTTACAGTAGCATTTGAACAAGAATTAATTGAGGGAGCAGAACCGATGTACTGCCCATTCTGCTCATATGACATAGACTTATCTGAAGTGAATGATGAAGCATGTTTCGATAATAAGTATAAAGACTTTTATGAGGAAAACTTTGCCGAAGAAGAAAAAGGAATATAGTAACAAGTGGCAATTTAATGGGAAGGATTTTGATACTGACGACATAGGTAATGCTCAAGGGTTTGTGTATGTAATCGAAACACCTGACGGTAAATTGTACATCGGACGCAAATACTTTCACTCAATCCGTAAAGTCAAGGGAAAGACTCGTCGACAACGTACTGAGTCTGATTGGAAGGGTTATTATGGTTCAAGTATCTATCTTAAGGAACTTGTAAAGAAACTGGGTAAGGAGTGCTTTAAACGGACTATACTATCCTTACACAAGACTCGTGGTGATTGTAACTATCAAGAAACTAAGATGCAATTCGTTCACGATGTTCTTGAGAGTGACCAATTCCTAAACGATAATATCAACGGTAAGTGGCACAAGAAACCCCAACACATCATAGATGATAGGGTAATAAATGAAGAATATAATTTGACAAACAAGGTAAAGTAAAGTATAATAAAATGATGAATATAAAAGAATTTGATAATATAAAGAAGTTTAAATTTCAATCAGGGGATACAGATACTAATGGTGTCAGACTTAGAGAAATTAAAGACATATCGCAGTATTTAGCAAAGGATAAACTAAATTTAGAATTTGGTGTGTTCAGTGGCACAACTATTAATGCCATTGCTGAGAATAGACCAGACCTACAATTCCACGGATTTGATTCGTTTGAAGGTTTACCTGAAGACTGGAACATGGGTCAAAAGAACGTGGATAAGAAATCATTTGATTGTCAAGGTTCAGTGCCTATGGTTGAGAAGAACGTTAAACTATGGAAAGGTTGGTTTGATAAAACTATCCCTGACTTCCTAGACAGTGAACATAATAAAACTGACATTGGATATCTACACGTAGATTGTGACATTTATTCATCAACAGTAACAGTTCTAGACAGTCTTAATCATTTGATTGTTCCTGGAACTATTATCAAATTTGATGAGTTGAGTTGTTGGAGATATGTATTCAATGAAGCATCTCCTAAAGGTAAGACGAATAGAGTAATGTACACAACTTGGGAACAGCATGAGTGGAAAGCATTAAACGAATGGTTGGAAAAGTTTGAACGTAAGGTTGTCCCAGTATCAAGAAACTGGTTCCAAGGTGCGACCGTAATAGTGACACAATAGGAGATAGATGAAAGAATTACCAAAACATTTAGGCGGGCATTGTAATCAAACTCACACAGATTTAAAAACTTTAGAATACTTGAGATTTAGACATAATATAAAAACTATGATAGACGTTGGTTGTGGTCCAGGTGCAATGATAAAATTAGCAACTGAAAATGGTATTGATGCATGTGGTGTTGATGGTGATTTTTCTTTAATACCTTTATGGGAAGAAAGAGGTGTTGATGTTTTGTGTCACGACTTTACTAATGGTGCACCTGAAATTGATAAGGAGTTTGACTTAGCATGGAGTGTAGAATTCCTTGAACATGTCGATGAAGAATACCAAGAAAGTTATATGTCAATCTTCAGAAAATGTAAATATGTAATTTGTACTGCTGCACCTCCTGGAGCACCAGGACACCACCATGTCAATTGCAGAGATAGAGATTATTGGAATGAAGTATTTGATAAGAATGGGTTTGATTATCTTCCACTAGAGTCTGAATATATCAGAAATGCTAGTGAAATGAAGAAACCATTTATTCAACGCACAGGAATGTTATATGAAAGAAGAAAGGATTAAATTATTTGTAGGGGTTGACCCGAATGGTGATGATGCTGAAAGTCAAATGGTATTAGAATATACTGCTAGGAAACATTCAAGTATGCCAATTGATATTGTATGGATGAAACATACAAACAACCCGATGAACTTCTGGTATGGTTGGAAATCAAACTTATGGGCAACACCGTTTAGTGGTTTTAGATGGGGAATCCCTGCAGCATGCGGATATCAAGGACAAGCAATCTATATGGATAGTGATATGATTATCCTTGAAGACCTTGCTAAACTATGGAATGAACCTTGGAAAGATGGTGCGATTATCCAAATGAAAGGTGACTGGAGAACTTGTGTTGCTAAATGGGAATGTCGTAGAGCAGGTCAAGTATTACCACCTATTGAAGAAATTAGAAATACACCTAATGCTCACCAACAACTATTCTCTATGATACAACAACATCCTCACCTTCAACAATCGTTTGACCGTCAATGGAATAACTTTGATGGCGAGGATGATAAGTTGGAAGATATTAATATTTTACACTACACAGACATGTCAACACAACCTCACGCAAAATATGCTGTTCCTAGATTAAAAATCGAGAATAGAAAGCATTGGTTTGATGGTGAGTTTAGAGAACATCGTAGAAAGGATGTACAAGAATTATTCGATAAGTATTATTATAAAGCACTAGAGTCGGGTATGTTAGTCAATGATTATTATGACTTAGATGATATAGTTAATTATGAAAAAGAATCGCAAAGTGGTTATACTGCTTCTAACGGTTTTGATGTAACAAAAGGACAATAATGCCATTAAATATTGTAAACATTGACTGGTTAAATAAGTTTTCTGATAAGAGTGAAGAAATACTAAACGAATATAACCAATCGTTGGGTAAGGTTGAATCTTTTAATCCAATCATGCATCCGTTATGGAGTTTGGTTGATGCTAAGGGTAATCTAGAACAATATCCTACTCTGAAAGGTATTGTAAAAAATCTACCAGAAAATATATTTTTATCATTAGCAACATTCTCAAGTATCACTCCAGGAATGGTTGGTATATTTCATAATGAACCTTATCCTACACATTTAGGTTTTAGAAGATACCATGTTGTATTACAAACAGAAGATACAGCAAAATTTGAGATAGAGAATGAGGAGATATATACTTGGGAAACTGGTAATGTGTATGAATTTATCAATCCAGAAACCCAACACAGAATATTATATCCAGAAGGAAGTGGTGAGAGAATCAATTTAATAATTGATATATTTAATAACGGTAAACCTACTGACGAAGTATTACGAATGACACGTGATATTGCAGAAGGTTTTATTGATAGGAGTAAAGGTTAATGTACGGAGAATTACCAACAAGTCCAGTAGTATTTGCAGCATGTGACAGTGCTTATTTCATAGAGCATGGTCCAGCATTTGTTTATTCTGCTGACGATGCCAATCACGATGTACATATCCATGTAGTTAATCCAACCCCAGAAGTATTATCACTAGCAGGTGTATTATCTGCTACTACTAAAATGGCAAGACTTACTGTCTCGTTTAATGATATGGAAATGTTTCATCCACCATTCAATGGTAATGATGATATGATGAGAACCTACTATGCTTGTTTAAGATTCTTAGTAGCACCTCATATTCTTAAGACAGCAGGTCAAATTCTAATCCTTGACATTGATGGTGTTATAATGAATGAGTTTGACTTCCCTACTAAGTCAGTTGGATATTTCCCAAGAGAACCATTGCCAGGAACTCAAGGTTGGGAGCAGGAAGGAACTCGTGTTGCTGCAGGTGCAGTATTTTATGATAAGAGTGCTATGAGTGTTGCTCAAGAAGTTGCTGAGGTAATGAGTAAGATGGAACTGAAATGGTTTGCTGACCAAATTGCTTTATCTAGAGTATTAGGTATTTTACCTAAAGAGGATGTACATTACTTCGACAGTCAATTTATGGACTGGGAGTTTATTGAAGGCACAACTATTTGGACTGGTAAAGGTCCAAGGAAATATGCCAACCCAACCTACGTTAAGCAAAAGGATTCGTACAATTACAGACTAGAAACACTTAATACATTTGACACGGTTATACTTAAACCAAGACTAGATATTCCATTCAAGAAGTTTGGTCTTGAGGTTGCTGGTAAAGGTGAAATACCTGAAATCAGAACTCATTGGAATAACATTCTTACTGAGTTTATCAAAGGCACTACGTTAATTGTTGAGATGCCTAGATGGACATTTAACAATACTATTCAGAATTACTTTAGTGATGAGTGTACTATGTACGTTCCTCATATGGAAAAGCATAACTTCAAAGGTAATGATAATACACTGTATTATATGCAGACTGTATTCCCTTGGTTATTCACGGTAGATAAGTTAGGTTGGGCAGGCGGTGCAGAATACGTTGACACGTTTAAACCTTCTGAGATTGAAACTTGTGGTACATCATTTAATAAGTTAGCAGAATATGTTAAGTCAGGTGGATCTAAATTTGCTCAACCACCCTCTATGAATTTAGATATCCCTAAACCGTTTATCTTTGCTCCACTACAACTACCTCACGATGAAACATTACTATGGCACTCAGATGTCAGTTGTGCTGAGTTTGTTGAAAAGTTATGTGAGTGGGCAGACTCTAGTGAAGATAACCCTATGGTATTATTCAAAGGACATCCAGTAAACCTTGCGTCAATGGAACCTTTAGTTGATATTATCAAACAATACAAAAACGTAGCATATGCAACTGACATATCTATTCACGATGCTATCCCTAAAGCAGAAGCAACGTATGTTATCAATTCTGGTGTTGGTCAAGAAGCAATGTTACACGATGCTAGTGTAGTTGCCTTTGGTAGATGTGATTATCAGGGTGCAGTAATTAAAGGTAAGATGAATGACTTAGACTTTACATATGATGCAGTTAAGCACGATGATAAAGAAAAGAAAAAAGAATTATACCGTAAGTGGTATAAATGGTATATTAATTTAACAAAGGACAGTAGATAAATGGCAAAGAATGCTTATAGGAAACCAAAAAGAACAAGTATCGGTAGAGGTAAAATCAAAACATCATCTATGAATAAGAGTAAAGTAAATTCATATAAAAAATACCATGGTCAAGGAAATTAAATTTGTAGATACAACTAAAGACTTATGCGAAACTTGTTTGCATGCTTATAAGGGTGGTTGTCCTGTTTGGCCACCGATGAGACTTGTTATTCATTGTGTGGAATATGGGAAGAGAGGATCTCCTCCAACTTCTAAAAAGTAGTGTAAAAGATACGGAACGTATAAAAAACGGTAAAAACTTTACTTTCCTTCCTATTTAGAGTATAATAGAGGTAATGACAATACTAAATAACGATATAATAATACGTTAATGTTATTGTTATGAGGAAACAAACCTCTGTAAAAATATCTTTTAATATAATATAGGAAACTATGATGAACAAAAATTTAATGGCAATAATTGCCGCAACTACAATTTCAACAACTGCTTCTGCAGGATTCTTTTTAACTGGTGAGTATGAAGGCACTTTCACTGACGGTAATCCAGGTGCTGCTACTTATGCACAAGACCTAGATATTACTATGATTGGTACAAACGATACTGGTACTTCTGTTACTGCTACGTTTGAAAACTTAACTGGTGGTTCAACTGTTAAGTCAACTCAAGTATTTGTAGAGTCTTCAATTGAAGGTATCTCATTTAAGGGTGGTAGTTATGAAGGTCAAAATGGTGGTGGTTTATTACAAACAACTTCTGCTGCAACTAATCAATTTGAAGTTGGGTTTGATGCAATGGGTGCTGGTTTAACAGTTGGTCAAGTATCAGGTGCATCTAAAGCAACTGCAGATGTTTCTCTAACACTTGCTGGTGTTGCATTGAATATTCAAAATGCTACTAACTCTGACCGTTTCATCTCTGCTTCAGTAGATGTTGCTGGTATGGGTGTTGCTGTTGAACGTCAAAAGACTACAACTGGTACTAATACTGCTGGTTCAATCTCATCTACTGTTGGTGGTTTGAGTGTAACTGCTGCGATGATGGATATTAATGATGCATCTGCTGTAACTCAAGACGACGGTTTACTTGGTGACATCTCTGATGCTACTAACGGTAAGACTGTTAAAGGTGTAGTTGTTTCAACTGATACTACTTTTGGTACTGTTACTGGTAAGTATATCACTAAGAATGAACTAGATACTTATGTTGCTGAATTGGAACGTGGTGTTTGGACTTTCGGTTATGATAAGACTGAAAATGCTGATGCAGTTTTTTCTGGTAAGATTAACGTAGCATTTTAATGTTTAGTTAAACCAAATGAAAGGCAGTTAATTCTGCCTTTTTTTACGTCTATAATAACCCTATTATAAAGGTGATTAATTAGTTGCTATTGTGACATGGATAGGGTATAATATAAGTATTGATTGAATAAATAGGAGTATATAATGAATGTCGTAATTAAAACAGAACGTGACACATATCTTAGAACTAAAAATCGTTTCTACCAATGCGGGTGGTTAGATGCCGAACGCAACGAACAACCACAAAAACTTACAAGACCACTAGACCAAGTGTGGTATGAAGAATACAAATCAGGTTATGAAGAATCTATGAGAAATTCAATTGCTATGGGTAGTAAGTGATGATTAAAAAGATACGATTAACACTCGTATTCGTATCGTAGCATTAAGGAATAATATGAACGAAGCAGAAAGGTTAGGAAAACAAGAAGAACTATCTGACTCTGATTGGGACTATATTATGACAATGGGTCATAGTGAGTATAGGGATTATAGGTTATCAGTCAGCAGAGATAGAGGTTACATAAATCATGTCAGGCAAAGTGAAATTCTAGATTTAAAATTAAGTAAAGCAGATATCAAAGCAATCGTTGAATGTATCAAATCTAATGCCACACTCGAGGCAGATATCAAAGAAGAACTCTTAAAGAAGATTAGAGCAACGGTGGATGTATCTTAAAACAGTATTGTGTATATTTTCACGATGGAACTGGTAGAACTATAATAGGTAAATCAAAAGAAGATATTCAGCAAAGATATTATAATGTAAGAAGTGTATTCTTAATGGGTAGAAAATAATTTAATAATAGGAGAAGAAATGAGTAAATCAGCAGTACCATATGTAAAGCAGAAGAAAGACCAAAACGGTAATAAAATTAATAAGAAGAGGTCGAGTCATGGGACATACCGATGCACTCGTACCCCGACAAGTAAGAGATGCAGAACCTAAAAGAAGTATTAGCAGTAATACTAATTTTTTTAATAGTAATCGTAGTGGTATCATTTAGTTTTATGTTTTTATTAGCAGTGATACCTATTATGATAGGAGTGATAATTTACGGATATGTTAAAGACGAAAAATTACATTAAAGATTGGACAAGTAAGAAATGGCACCGAGTACATAAGTGGAAAGCAGGTACTGGTAAGTTTATCAAGAAGATTATGAATAGGAGAATAAGACATGAGAATAGGTGGACCAATGGAAGTAACTAGAGAGTTTTTTGCACCAATCTTAATTAAGATTGATAGAATAACAGAGATTGATGCTTTAGTAAATGCATTAGAAAGAGCAGTAGAGGACCACGAAATGGATTCTGAGGAACGTGAAACATTAGTTTCAATGTGTAATACCCTTAGTGAGATGTCATTATGAGTGCTGACGTAATTAAAATGAAGTTCAATAAAGTAACCAAAGTAAGTGCAGAATGGTGTGGACCTTGTAAGCAATATGCTCCTATCTTCGATGAGTTTTCAAACAGCATTAAAGAAGAATGGAAAGTTATACATTTAGACCTTGATACTAGAGAGGGTAGAGAATTTGCTGATAAACATGGAATTCGTGGAGTACCAGCAACGGTTATCGAAAGGCAAGGTAAAGACCCTGAAATTATTATGGGTATGAAAAACGAGCAACAGTTAATTGAATTATTTAAGGAAGATTGACAGTGAGTTAATTGGTTCTTTATTTGGACTGGTTGGCGCATTCCTAATATCATTTGGGAACCCACTCGGGTTCTTTTTCTTTTTGGTGACTAACACAGCATTCATTAAGATGGGATATGATAAAGGTTTGAAACCATTTCTATTAGTACAGTTTGCATTCTTAATAAGTACGTTGATTGGAATATGGAATAACTTTACATTTTACCAGTAATAAGGTATAATATATTTATGGAGGAAATAAGTGAAAAACATAAGTGATAGTTTAGATGAAATTTTAGCCATGGTGAATAAACTAGATAAGAAATTAGACGGAATTATTGAAAACACTACAATGATAGAAGTGGCGAAAGGACTGAAAGGACTGAAAGGGGAGAATGGAAATAGACATAATAAATGTATTAAATGAATGTGCATCTGATAATGGTAGATTATTTAAGATAGAAGTTATTGAAAAGAACAAGGATAACGAATTATTAAAAAATGTAATCATTGCTGCACTTGACCCATATACGCAATATTATATAAGGCAGATCCCAGATTACATAACAGTTAAGTATTGTGATTTTAAAAGTCTTGATTGGGCACTTAATCGATTAAAAGAATTATCGTCTAGATCTGTTACTGGTACTGCTAGTGTTGAGCATTTGAGGAAAACAATACGTTCTGTAAGTCCGAATGATGCTGAGGTTGTTAAACGTATCATTGCTAAAGACTTGAAGTGTGGTGTGCATAAATCAACAGTAAACAAAGTATTTGGTAGAGGGTTTATTGAAACGTATCCTTGTATGCTTGCGAGTTCTATGAACGAAAAGAACTTCAAGAACATCAAATTCCCTGCTATTGTTCAGACTAAAATGGATGGCATGCGTGCTAATATTATTCTTGATGATAAAGGTAAGGTAGAAATACGTTCACGCAATGGTAAGCAGATTGACCTTCACGGGTTATTTGATGAAACCTTTAATATCGTCAATGCTGTTGTTGATGGAGAATTAATCGTCCTAGATGCCGATGGTGCTATCCTTGACAGGAAAACTGGCAATGGAATTCTAAACAAAGCAGTTAAGGGAACTATAAGTGACGAAGAAGCAAGTCGTGTACGTATGACTGCTTGGGACTTAATACCTCTTGAAGATTTCAAAGCAGGTAAGTGTGATATTCCATATGATGAAAGAATGAGATCGTTATTTGATATTGATCGTGATGATAAGATAGATATAGTTGATGACTATGTTGCTGATGATATGGATATGGTGAGAATGATATTTGAAGAATCCTTAGCAGATGGACAAGAGGGTGTAATCGTTAAGAACACTGATTCACCGTGGGAAGATAAACGTAGTAAGTATCAAGTCAAAATGAAAGTAGAACTTGAAGCAGATCTATTAGTAACTGGTTGGAATTTTGGTTCAGGTAAGATTGCTGGTCTTATGGGTAGTGTAACTTGTACGACTGCTGATGGTTGTGTTGTGGTCAACGTTGGGTCAGGATTCAATGATGAAGACAGAAAAATGCTACCCGAAGATATCGTAGGGAAGATTATAACTGTTAAGTACAACGAAGTTATACAAGATAAGAATAAGAAAACTAAATCTTTGTTCTTACCTATATACGTTGAACTAAGATTAGATAAAGACAAACCAGATATTATATGATATATGAATACCAATGCAAAAAGTGTGAACTCGTATTTAAAATGACTAGACCATTGGCAGAATATAAAGAAGATGGAACTTGTACTGAATGTGGTGAAAAATGCAAACGTGTTTTAAGCACACCGATGTTTAAAACGTGTGGTGGTGGACATAAACCAGGAACAATTAAATAGGAGAATTATGGGTGCGTTAAAAGAACATTTTGAAGAGTTAGAAACAAAACATAAGTTAGAGGTTGGTGAGTTGGAAATGCGTATCATTGATTTAGAAACTGAGTTGTCAATGATAAAAGACCGATATGAATCGTTGTGTGGTATGGTCAGGAAAGATGCTAATAAGAAACGTAATGGTGATGAATATGATTTGACAAATTATAATGCAGATGGAGATTTTTGGTCATGAGTAATAAAACAGAGGACACTGGAGCGAGTATGTTTTTCTTAATGGTTATGGTATTAACTATTTTGTTTTGGGGAGATCCAGACTTACACGATGCAATACTCAGTTACTTGATGAGATGATAAAGGAAGATGCATTAAAGTGTGTCGATATTATCAGGGGTTATTTTGAACGATTTGATAATATTGAAGAATACATCAGACATCAGAAGTTAGAGAAGGTTGAAGCAATACCAGCATCCTTGCCAGGAATGGGAATGGAGAATGATTTGTTTGATGACTTTACTATGTCACCTGAAGATATGGACTTTGAGATTGTTCAATTAAGATCTAGAACTTGGAATGATTACATCAACCTAATATCAAGTCATACTAATATGACATCCATTCCAGGTAAAGAGTTTAAAGTAGCAATTAAAGAAAAGAACACAGGTAAGTATGTTGGTTTCATTAGACTTGGTTCCCCAGTTATTAATTGCAGACCACGTAACCAATTGCTAGGTAAAGTCCCAGACTTAGATCCGTTTAATAAGTCAGTGATAATGGGATTTGTTATTGTGCCTGCTCAACCATTTGGGTTTAATTATCTTGGTGGTAAGTTGCTTGCAGGTATATGTTGTTCGCATTATGTAAGAGAAAAACTTAACGGGAAGTATGGGTCAAATCTAGTAATGTTTGAAACCACCTCTCTATACGGAAACAGTAAGTCCTCAAGTCAATATGACGGTATGAAACCGTTCTTAAAGAATAAAGGCATTACCGAGAGTAATTTTATGCCAACCATCATTGGTAGTGAGTTTGATGAGTTGCTTAGGGTTACTGGGATTGAAGTTGATTGGACACAGTCTAGTGCTAAGATGAAGATGACTAATAATATTTTATCTGCCATTAAGAAAGCATTAGATAAAGATGAAACAAAAGAATTTAATAAGGTTATCGAAAAGGGTAAAACGTTAATTGAACAGAAAAGGTATTATGTATCCAACTATGGTATTGAGAACTATGTAGATATCGTAAACGGTAATAGTGACACAATTAAGAAGTCTGACAGTTATGACAAGTATGAATTGGATAATATTGTTAGATGGTGGAAGAAGAAAGCAACGAAACGGTTTAACAAACTGAAACAAGAGAGTCGTTTGAGAGATGAGATAGAAGTCTGGACTAATGACAAAAACATAGACATAATAAGGTAGCATATGATAATATCAGAATACTATAAAGCAGGTGGTGGTTTCGCTCAAGTGAGAGAGAATCCAGAAACAAAAGAAAAATTCATCCTTTACTTTACTGAGAAAGGTGAAATATTTGACACGGAAAAGTTTCCAGGAAAATCGTTACATTACATTGAAGATGCTGCAGAGAATTGGGCATTAGGAATTAAGACATTATGAATATTAATAGTTTAAAAGAAGTACAAGTATTAAAGATTATTGAAGCACTTTCTTTAATCAATGATAGGGAAACTGCTGGTTGGGTATTTAAACAATACACTGAACAGAAGAAAGGCGGTGCTTGGAAAAAGAGATTAAGAGAGCAAGGTTATGTCATCTAAAACTTTACTTCTTGTCTAAATAAGGGTATAATATAACTAAAGAGGATAATATTGTGGAAAAGAAACTAAAAAAAGAAAAACTTAAAGAGGAAATTCCTCATGCTGATAAGTTTATCAGTGGTGTCGGGACTAACAGTGATATATTGGAGACTGGACATTCCCACAAGTCTGGTGGGGAAAGCAGACCAGACCTAGATGAAATTGAATCAGGTGACGTTTAGAATATGGCATTAAACATTGTAGATGATACTGAAACAGTAGAACTTGGTCCAAGTAAAGATGGCACGTATGATGGTGCTATGGGTGGAACTGAGTTGATGAATAAAGCATTGTATGAAAGAGTAGATAATGATTTACTTGATGAGTTTTATATTATCAAGTCAAGAGTAAGTTGGACTGATAAGGATAAACCTAACGTGTTATGGTTACACGATACGTGGGATGACCCAGAAGTACAACACCTTAAAGAACAAGAGAGCAGAGATAGATTTGCTAAACTTGTATTCGTATCAAACTATCAACTAGCAACGTATAATATGGCATTGGGTGTTCCTTATGCTAATGCTACTATACTACGAAATGCTATTGACCCAATTGAGTATAAGAATAAGGATAAGGACGTTGTTCGTATCATCTACCACACTACTCCGCATAGAGGATTAAACCTTGTAGTCGCAGCAGTTAAAGCAATTGCTGAAACGTTTGGTGATAAAATTCACTTAGACGTGTACTCATCGTTCGAAGCATATGGTTGGAAGGAAAGAGATAAACCGTATGAAGGTATGTTTGATGAAATTAGACAACATCCTCAGATGACATATCACGGTTTTCAATCTAATGATGTAGTTCGTGAAGCATTACAAGAAGCACATATCTTCGCATACCCTAGTGTGTGGCCAGAAACAAGTTGTATCTCTGCTATTGAAGCAATGAGTGCAGGTTGTGAAGTAGTATGTCCTAACTTCGCAGCACTTCCAGAAACTACTGGAAACTTTGCTCGTATGTATCAATTCGATGAAGATATGTCTGCTCACGCAAACGTATTTGCCAACCAACTATATCAAGCAGTTATAGAAAACTCTGATGAGAACCTACAAAAGAAATTAATGTTCCAGAAAAACTGGGTAGATAACTTCTTTAACTGGGATCTACGTGCAGCAGAGTGGACTAATATGCTACAAAATATCAAACGATAATGAAACTTGATGAGTATGAAATTGTTTCTGATGTTGGGTCGCAAGACTTCACCGACTTTATAACAAACGAGATACAATTTAATTGGAAATGGATTTTTTCCAATGATGAAAAAATGAACAGTATTCATTATCGAAAAGAAGAAGACAGAATAATATCCGATACGGGGATGCTGATACAATCATATGATGATATGAAGACGTTTAACGAAAATTCTGAGTATTTAAAACTGAATTGTTATGCTGATTACTTATATCAAACAGTATTGAAAAAGTCTAAGTGGGAATACAGAGAAGTAAACCTGAGAAGGTATTATTGGAATTATTATAATGTTGGTTCTAGTGGAATATTTCACACTGACTATAATAAAGAAAAAATTTCATCATCGGAAAACTATGCATCCATTTTATATAATTTTTCAAACGATGGCGGAACGATAATTGAAGTTGGTGATGGTGAGATATTCATCCCAAGCATTTCAGAAGAAGCAATCATATTCAACTCACTTGCTAATCATCGTGGAGTTGGACCATCTAAGTCTAAAAAAAGGTTTGCTTTGAATATAATATTCACATATTCAAAAAGAACAATAAGATAAACTTGACATTTATCACAATCTAACGTATAATATAACTAAAGAGGAGAAAGCATGACCAGTTGGGCAAATGTAAAAGAGAAAATCAAAACGAAATTTCAAAAGAAACCAAACTACAAACTTATGTATGAGTTAGAACGTAGTTCTGCAGAGTCTTGGGAATTCAAGTACAACAAGTTATATAGACAATTAGGTGCAATTATAAAGGAGAGTGATAATGGGGAAACATAAACCGATGACTGCTGAACAGAAAGTCGCAGCAGGTGAGAGATTAGCATTAGCAAGAGAGAAAAGGTTAAAAGCAAATCCGCCACAGTATAAAAATATTCATCCGAACGTGTTAGCACTTGACGATAGTGATGAGTTATCAATGAAAAGTGTTAAGGGATGGATTAAACATCAACGTGACTTGCTAAAGACCGAACGTTACAATCATCGTAAGGGTGATAATAAAGCACTCTCTAAAATGAATAGCATTCAAGGTTATATCCGTCAGTTACAATACTATCTAGAGAATGGTGACTACGTTGCTATGTCCTTTGGTGAGAATGAAAACAAACCAGTCCTTCAACATTGTACTGCCATGGCATATGATGCTGATGGATATGCTAAGAGAACTATCGGTGTGATTTATGATGATATTGCTGGCGTTTGGACTAAAGAAATGGATGATGAGCAAAGAGGTAAGTTTTAAGTGATTGATGTTTACTGGAATTCTTATGCTGAGATGAGTAAGGGTGTTGATTTATTATCCACACCCCCAGTACTTGTCACCAAAGATTTAAGAGAAGATGGACATATCAGAAGCAAAGGGTTTGAAGAATATACCCATTGCCCATCATATTCCAAATTCTTCCAGAACACATATGTTGTCAAGTCTAACTTTGATTTAACTATTGAACATAACGTAGATGATAATGGAAACGTTTGGGTTAATCTTGTTGGTAAAGACCAACAGTTTTTTAATAACAATATAACAATAACTGATTATGAGAAAGAGCAACAATTAGTAAGACCTACATTGTTTAACACGTTCTTCTCAGAGAAAGACGTAGATATATCAATAACACCTGCATTTATGCACGTTAATGGGTTCACTGAGAATGCTATGGTGCCAGCAGGTGGAATGAGTATATCAAAATGGTTTATGCCGTTACAAACATCATTCTTTATGAAGTCGAGTGTGGTTGATATTAAGGTTGGTGATGCGTTATACTATATCAAGTTTAATACTGGTGGCAACCCAATTAGATTTAAACACTTTGATATGTCAGATAAACTGAAGGAATTTCAAAAGGAGTGTTTGGGTGTGAGGAACTTCAAGGGTAAGATGGGATTGTCAAGACTGTACAACCTATTTACGAGAAAGAACTATAATAAGAAGATAGTGGATGAAATTAAAAAGAATTTAACAGGAGATTTCGAATGATATTTGTAGATTTTAGTCAGGTGATGATTTCGAACACCATGGTACACTTAGGTAAGACTCAAACAACTGTCGATGAAGGTATGATGCGTCATATGATTTTAAATAGTTTAAGGATGACTAAGAACTCATATGGTAGTAAGTATGGTGACTTAGTCATTTGTGTTGATGACAGAAGTTATTGGCGAAGGGATATATTCCCTTATTACAAGGCACATCGTAAAGAGAGTCGTGATAAGAGTCCAATAGATTGGAATCAAGTGTATGGTGTACTTAATAAGATTCGTGATGAGATTGCTGAAACGTTTCCCTACAAGGTTATTCAAGTAGAGAAAGCAGAAGCAGATGACATAATAGGAGTGCTGTCAAAGCATTTTGGAACTGTGCTAAATAATGAATCTACTGAAAGAAATTTAATCTTATCTAGTGATAAAGACTTTGGTCAGTTACAGAAGTTTGCTAACGTTGACCAATACAGTCCTATTACTAAGAAGTGGTTGCGGATTGATAATCCTAAAGACTTTCTAATGGAGCATATCATCAGAGGTGATAGAGGTGACGGTATTCCGAACTTCTTATCTGCGGATAGTGCTATTATTAGTAAGACTAGACAGACTGCTATTGCTAAGAAGAAAGTTGAAGTTTGGTTGAAACAAGAACCTGCTGATTTTTGTGATGATGGTATGATGCGCAACTACAAAAGGAATGAACAATTGGTTGATTTAGAAATGGTTCCGGAAGCAATATCTTCTGCTATTATAAATCAATTTAAGAATTATAAAGTTCCTGAACGTCGTGGACTTTTGAACTATTTTATTAAAAACAAGTTGAAGAACTTGATGGATTGTATTGGAGAGTTTTAATTATGCAAAAAACGTTTTACGAAATCTTTAAAGAAGTACATAATGCTAAGAAGAAGAAAGAAAAGATAGCAGTACTACATCATTACAGCAGTGCTGCGTTGAAGACTATTCTGGGTTATACTTATGACCCACGTGTCAAGTGGATGTTACCCGAGGGTGTGCCTCCATATAAACCATTACCAGAAGAAGCAGACCAAGAGTCAGCACTAGCATCTGAGTTACGGAAGATATACTTATTTGTTGATGGTGACACAGATGCTCAACGTAACTTAAAACCTCATCGTAGAGAAATGTTATTCGTTGCTATGCTTGAGTCAATTGACCCACGTGATGCTAAAGTATTAATTGGAATGAAAAACCGTAAACTACCTTTCAATGGTTTAACACGTAAGTTAGTTGAGCAAGCATTTCCTAATCTAGCAAAAGACTGGTAATGGAAAGAACTGAAACCACTGAAGCAATCATTAAAGATGGAAACTTCACATTAGAAAAGGATGTTGGTATCTTTGAACATTTCTTATCTGATGATGAGTGTGATAGTTTTATTGAATTGTTTGAAAATAGGGACAAGAAAGGTGATACATATAATAGACAAGATTCAGAACGTGCCGACGCTCTTGATAAAACTGACACAGCACTCTCAGTAAGTTTAAATGATGTGTTTGGAAGCGTTAAGATTGGAAAGTTGAATGATGATTTTATCAATAATTTTTGGGATAATGGTATCCAGAAGTATGGACAATATTATCCAGGTTTACTTCGAATAGATAAAAAAATGTGGGGATATAAAATCCAAAAAACATTAGCAGGAGAAGGATATCACATTTGGCATGACGAGAATTCTTCA